AGAGTTTCTACTGCGTGTTCTTAAAGGACTTCCAACTGTATCCAAAAGGGGGTCAGAACTTAGGAATATTAATCTCCTTGATTAGAGGGCCTAAAACCTTTCGATCTTAGTCTGAACTAATTTCCATATTCTTCTGCACACTTCACTTTCGATCCGTGTTGAATCCTTTCTTCCCAGCGGTTGTACTTGTCACTAATGGTGATCTTTCACAACTCGTTGAACAATTCTCGACCATTTTCGGAACATAAGAACCTGGTAAGGAAGTTTAACTGATCTTACGATTTGAGCATCTAATTTTAATGCTGCGATTGATGAAATCGCTCGTAATCTCATAACTCGTAAATACGATTGTAGACATTCATCGAATGAATACAATTCCGCCAGATCTAGTCCGTCTAAGGCCTCTCTCAATTGGATGAAGGTTCGAGGTGCTTCGGCTTTAACAACATCTTTATGAATAATATTCATAAAAGCATGAAGTTCAGCCCAGGCAGTCGATTCTTCCACTGGAGTTCCGTTTTTAACGGAAATTTCCATATGTTTGTCAAGGACAAAATCCATATGAGGATAATGAGAACTGATCCAATCCGCTACCCATTCGGTAGCCGATGATTCGGCGATATGGATTCTATCTTCAATAGATAGTTCCACAAATTCATCACCGAATTCTTTGTACAAGTCATTTCGGATAGGTAATAGAACTGAGTCTCTAAAAGGGACTAAGTTCATATCTAAGTCAACAGGGACTTTTCGCACAAGATTAATCATATCTGTGTTAAAGTCTACTTTAGCAATATTAGCTAAGAAAACCACTTTTAGTGCGTTATTCAAAGCAGAATATGCTTTACTGATGGCTCGATATCCATATCCGAGGATATGAGCTTGTTGTAAGAAACTTAAATTGTGAGCTTTACCGAAAGCCACCCACTGGCTTACTGCACCGGGTTTCAAACTCAATGATAGATCTCTAAGTGAGAGTGGACTAACGTCCACACCTTCAATGAAGGTTCTTTTGGCAAATTCTAATCCTAATCCTTTCGGAGATAAGATTGATTTGTTCAGATTGATGGCTACACCTATAGAAGACATGAGTCTTAAATAAGAGTGAGCCACAGGTCCATCTACTATAACTAAATCATCACCTAATAAGGCGTAATTAGTATAGAGAGTCCCTGGTTTTACCCAGCCGATCAGCCAGGCCGAAACTTGAACCAAGAAATGGTGAGTTAAGGCCAGCATCGCCCAGCTAGATAGAGCTCCCATCGGTTGACCTACTTTATAGAAAACTTTTCCAGATAATCCATGTTTTGAATTATCGTATTTAGGATTAGCTTTGAATAAGTAAGGTCTTCCTACGAGAAGTTTTGCCCAGAGGTCCCCAAATCCGGGAACTTGCCAAACTAATCGATTAAGTAATTCAGATTGAATACTTAATGGAAGTCTATCAGTAGCTGCGGAAAGATCTAAAGAATAAAATTCTTTAAAACCCTTGTTCAAAAGTCGGTGAACAGGTCTTAATTGGTTAAAGGTTCCATCCATAGGTATTCGTTTTAAAATAACGAATATCATTTTATGGAGAGGATAAAGTAGCCATTGTGTGAAATTATCCACTAAGGCGAACACCCTTAATTTACCAGCCGCCTCTTCTTTAAACGACAGTTTACCTAGCGGTAGACCAGGTTTAGTCATCTGAACTAAATGTTCATTTTCTCTCCACATATCTGCAAATTCTTGCAGTTTTGGAAAGTATGATTGAGCTAAAATCTGGAATGGTTCGAAAACTTTCGAACCGACCAGGGCCGACATACTTCTAAACATCACTAATGGATGTGTAGACCACAAATTGTGTTCGTTTACACTGAAGTTAGAAGGAGAGGACTTCAAGATAGTAAATAGTTTTGAATGTTCCTTTAAAAATTTTAAAGGATCTAAGAAGATTCTATCATCTTTGATAAAAACATTTAGAAACATTAAATAATATCTTGAAGGGATAAATTGTTTTGGGTCATCTACTCCTGGATTCAGGATAGTAGATAGATTTACTTTATATTTAGGAACTTCTATAACTCTATATACATAAAATAGAGTTAAGTAGAACTTAATTAGAAAGTATTTCCCTGGTAAGTTATTATTAATAATAACTCTATGAGGACCCGCAATAATTCTAGGCATTAAGGATCCTTTAGTTCTTGATATTTTAGCCCCAAAAGGTTTCATATCCCGAACTTTGTATCCGCTTGACGCTTGCTGTAGTGAAATTTGTGCAGCTTTTAAATACACAATAAGTCCATAGGCACCTTGGGTGCTTTGGATGTGTTTTAACTGTTTATGAATGTTCACGCATATAGAAAAGAAACTTTTCGAAACTCGTCCTCCAACTATGGCTTTAAGTTTACCTAATAAATTAGGAAACGCCATAGAAGGACCAGCTTTTACACTGATCATGTCACTCAACTGTTTGTAATTGAAGCCCCATTTAGAGAAATTAAATTTCATAATAAATGATGGGCGCAGTCCACGGCAGGGTTAGTTTATGAAACTACGATGTTAAAACAAAACGCATCGTCTAATCATAGAATCTATTGGTCACCAGAATAATCTGGGCCGGTTTTCGTAGATTAGAACTTTTCATAAATTTAACCTCCTGCTGAAAGCTGTATTGGTAACGTTGTCTTTTCGATAACCAACACCAATTCTTTTACTCAGTGAGACTTCGGTTTCCAGGATAGCCTATTATTAGGTTCTCCCGGGCCGCAGACACGTTGTGAAACGGAGATGAGTTCTCTGAAGTTTATCATTTCTATCCCATTTTGTGGGGTACTGGGGACGTGGCTGTAAAGCTCGGTTCCATGTATTCCCACCCCAATGAGCGAGTATGATTCTTCGATTGAAGTATCTATAAATCGTTCACTAAAGACTTATATACCTCGTTCCACCAAAATTAGTGGTTCAAGTAGTAATGCTTTAGATCCAGAAACAATATTGAGACAATCAACATTGTTAGACGTTCAATTCACAGTCGCTAAGAGCCAATCCTTAAAAGGACCAGGTTACCGCTTTGGTAACTTAGACCGGCTTTTGG